TACAGTGTTCAAGATCTCCAACAGAACCTGCCGCTATAAACATACCTGTTGTCATCATCCCTGAAGACATTGCAGGTCTTAGATATTCATATGTCTCCATCATCTTAGGGGCAATCCCCGCCTCCTCATGAAAGAAGTATGTTGTTGGTCCACCCACTCCCGTGGTTGGATTCTTTTCAAATGAAGCTCCTTGTATTTTAGACTTTAAACCTTTCCTTATCTTCTTATTACCTATGCGTACCTCAATTTGTTGTTGCCATAACAATACCTTTTCAGGATTGCTTGATCTATACCATGCTGTATGTTCATTTAGAAAATCCCTGTATTCATTTAGAAACTTCCATGAACCCTTATCATTAATATAGTCTTTAAGTGAAGCCCCTATCTTACAAATGCTACCTTCTTCAAACCAATACTGGTTTAATAACTTAGCCATATGAAAATAAGAGGAGGCAATTTGTCTTTTCTTTAATATAGCAGCATGCTTATTACTTAACTCAGCTAACATTTCATATAAAGCCATATGATACTGAGCATCTCTTACTTTAGCAAAGCCATATTTCTTTTCTTCCTTATCATATATAGGTAAGAAGTTTAACCACATATAATAATCCCTGCTTAAATACCAGGTATTCCCCTTACTATGAAAGATGGCACCTTTTCTGCATTTATTCTTTTGATCATTCCAATAATTAATAAAATCTTTTGACCTAAAGGGTTTATTGCAATAATGTTTATGGGTATTAAAGTATCTTCCCTGCTGATTAAAGATATAGGCAGTCTCATCAAAGTTATACAGACCAGGTTCCTTAAAGATTCCTACTAAAAAATCTTTAAATTCCTTATCATCTTTAAACTCTGTTGTTTCCCATACACCATTATTATATGTAGGTATGGTTCTACTCATTCTTAATTATAGCAAATATTTCTACAACATTAATTAAAAAATGCTTCTCATCATTATGATGCATTTCAGTGGGCGTTGCAAAATGTGAATATTGGATAAGATCTCCTATCTCAACTTCATCCACATCTTTACCTACTGCAGCAACATAAGCAAGATATTGTTTTTCCCTTACTGTTTCAGGAATTAAAATATTACTATTCTTAAAGAATTTATCAGGTTCCTTTTCCTTAATTAAAACCTTTTTACCAAGCGGTATTACTTTTTGCATAATTTTTACATTTGATCATAAGCTAATCCCTGTCCTCCACGCACTCTACTTTCCTGCTCTTGTTTCATGTCATTAAAAGCTCCCTTATAGGAGTTTCTGATTTGTTCAAATTTGGCAGCAGCATTAACAAGTGAATTGATATTACCATCCCTGCCATGTTGTATCTGTGTGGTTTCCATATACTTGGCTAATCTGTCAAGCATAGATTTGATTCCTCTATATGCTCTGTAGGTAGGAGTTTGATATAATTTTTCACACATTTCCAACCCATACCTTATAGTAAGATCTTCTGTGGACTCTTCTAATTCAATCTCTTGAATAACAAGCTCTTCCTTTTCATGTTCCTGCAAGTTAAAGAAAGGATTCAAATCCGGATCAGGACATGTCATATAAAATAAATATTGGTAGACTTTAATGTGGGTGTCAGGATACTGTTCCATTATACCCTTCAAAAACTTTAAAGTGTAGCAGTGTTCTGTAGGAACAACACCGCCATTTTGTATATCAAATAATCTTATTAGCATAGTTTAGATTTTATTATCTTTAAGCCACATTATAAGACTTACAACTTCATCTTTCAAATAAGGCAACTTATAAATTTTAACTTTATCAATTACAGGTTCACCTTTTACCAGTTCATTTATTGGATATCCATTCTCATCTACACCCAATTGCTTAAACTTTACATGCTGGATTATAAGCTTACCTACTTTAAGTTTAGGGTTATGCTTTTGTATTATATACGCATAAATACTCAATTGGATACTATAATGTGTTAAATTACAATCATCTAAGTTACCTAAAGGGTTAAACATCTTGCATGTAATACCCTCCCAGTTAGTATATCCCTTCTCTTTAATTTCTTTGTTTGTCTTGTAATCAGTGATATTGATCTTACCATTTACAATCTCAACAACATCTGCCTGACCACATAACCTTGCGGATTTAAGATAAACCATATGTTCAGGATAAACACCATTTTCCAACTTTTGATTAGAAGCAATTTTCACACCATCTTTAGATAATGGTTTTATAATAGGTAGGCCGACACCATCACGCTCAATAGTTTCAAAGTCAAGCATGTCAGATTCTCTTTGGTCATGATACCAGTTACCTAACTTAACAGCTCTTTGGGTTTCATTATTCCAGATCTTTAAGATATCCTTTTCATGCATACCATACCATTTGGACTTTCTATTCTTGGAAGATCTTTTAGCCTGAGCTGGTGCATCAAACTTTGGTTTGAAGTGACTTATTAAACTGGTAACACTTGTCCATTTAATATCCTCTCCATCATTACTCTCATATAAATGTCCATTCTCTTTAAATGTAATACTCATAGCTGGTCAATGTTTAATTTCTCTTCCAGATCCTCATCCATGATTGCATCCCAATTACCAACGGGACACTCTGAAGAAAGAGATCTTGTTTTTAAACCTAATGTACAACCACATTTAGAGCAACAAGGTTGAGAACCTTTAAGTGTACAATCTTTACCATCTATATCCATAAAGGGACATTCATTGCAGATTGCAAACCTTGCTGCAGCCTCTGCTTCAACATGCTCTTTCTTAAAAATCTTATTCCTAATACCTTCCAGTATTTGTTTTCTATTTTTAAAAGCACCCAGAAACTTATTTAATTCCATTTCTATTATTTCTTATTTGGTTTTTTCTTTTAAGCATAACCTCAAACTCTTCTAAAACTCTGACCATATCTTCAAGCTCACGGGTGACCCCAACACTCTTTTCATATCCTCTATAAGTCCTCTTATGTATATTACCTAAAATATCCTTGTTCCTACTAATTGCCTTTTCCAGCTTCCTTTTCCGAATTGCAAAGGTCCCTAAGCCTTCAACATAAAGTCTTGGATATGTAAGGGAAGAAAGATTCCTTCTCACCTGATCATAATAAAACTTAATAAAATCATCCACTACATCCTGATGAACACCTATCTTAGAGGCAATACCTTCTTTAAACTGATCATGTTTCTTTGGATTCATTTCCAAGTATTTTAAAATCCAGCAATACCAATCCTTTAGTTTGTACATTTATCTTATCAGATATGCTCACTGTTTTTCTTGATGCACCATTCTTTATTATCAGGGTTTTCTTTTCAGCTTTTGTAACGGCATTTCTTGCAGACTGTGTAGTCTTGAATATCTTTTTATCTGCAAGCAGAGAACAGAACCTTGTTAATTCAATTCCATCATTCTTAGCTAGTTCAGCCAGAAATATAAGATCTGAATTACTTATTTGAATCTTTTTAAAAAAGCAATATGTCAATATCTGATACTTGATAGTTTCATCTATACTAACCTTTACCTTCTTGTCAACCTTTTTTACAATAGCCATATTACAAACTCATTATCATATCAACTAAATCCGGATCAGGATAACAATCCGTTTTATCTCTTCTAACATTTGCATGTGTTAGTAAACCTCTTACCTTACCCAGGTATGCATCCTGGTGAAAATCAAAAGCTTTATACGGACCATACTTTTTAATCCATTGCTTCAAACCCAAACGCATATCAATCTGATCTCTCTGCTCAACATACTTAATCAACTTCTCTGTCTGCTCTATCTGCATAGTAGAATATTTATGCCAAAACAACTTTCCCTTAAAAGGCTCCTTTAACTTTATCACCTCATGCTTACTAGCTGTAGATCCCACATAGGTTTTATAACCCTCATCCAGATATCCCATACTACATATCTCTAGTCCTACTGCCGATTTATTCATCATCCCACTACCTGTCTTCCCAAGATGCCATGCCAGATTATTTTCAGGGAAAGCCTGCACCATCAAACCATCACTATAATCATCCGATGTAGTATGTGAGCGTCCACCTAAAACAAACTCCGTTCCAACCCTTCCCCTTGAATCCCTGCTCCAACTATCTATCACCTTCAAAGGATCTTCCCTCCCTGCAGTGTGATGCAAAAACATATAACCATTCTTATAATTAAGATGCACATACTCATTTGAAGGAAGGTAATACTTGAGTATCCTCTGATCAAAATCAGTGCTAAAGAACTGAGAAGATATATCT